TGCCGGGACCGCGAAGGAAGTTGACGTTCATATCGCTTCCCCGAGGTACAGCAAAGCTTCGTAGGCCCGGCGCTTAACGAGGCCGCCGAGGATCACGCCGTTGTCATGGACCCACTGGCCGAACTGTGCGGCGGCGGCGTTGTGGTTGCCCCCGTTGTGGAGGCGAAGCAGAGTAGATGTCTGGAGGTTTCCAGCCCCGCAATTGTAGGCGAAGTCTGTCAGGGCATCGAACTGGCCCTGAGTGCAATTCGGAGCGAACTTACGAACATCTGCCGCAGCAGCGGCTAAGTCAGCCATGAACGCCGCGTCGGCTTGGGCCTGCGTCCAAACTAGGCCCGCGTGAACTTCTGGGCCGGTATGGCCGCGCCCAATCGTCCAGACACCTCCGCTGTCCTGATATGCCGTAAGCCTGCAACCCTCGCAGCGCTCATCGAGACGGATGCAGGCGGGTGAAGGATTCACGCGGAACCTCCATCGCTTGCAGGCGTTGAAAGCTTCGCCGGGGGCGCTGAACCGTGCCCGGCGGGGTGGTTATGAGACACCCGATAGACCGCATGGATTTCGCGAGAAGTGCGGTCAGCGTGCCGAATATCACTTGCCAGCTCAGTAGGGCCGCGCCGCGCATCCCCCGCCCCGGAGCCGCCAGAAAGGCTGGCAAGTATCGCCAGAAACTCATCGGGGATCGGTTCTTCAAGTACCTCATTGTAGAAGCGGCGCAACGAGCGGCTAGTCATTGCCCGCACCCCACATGGCGTCAGCCCCGTGCTTCCTCAGGTAGAGGAACTTCAGGATCATCCATGTGATGTTGAGCATCAGCGAAATGCCGGTGAGGGCGAGGACAAAGTTACTCGGCGTCATCAGCGCCCACGCTCCTGTTACTCCGGCACTGCCGAGGGTTCCGATGTCGATTGCGTGCTTTGTGCCGGGGGCAAGGTCATGCATCATGACACCACGGCCTTGATGACACTAAATCCGAGTACGATTGCTTCGGAAAGCGGGCCTGCCGTTTTATTCTCTACGACAATAGTTCTGGCACCTGATGCGCTCCCTTCCGCAGCTACGCGATAAGAGCCCGCAGTAGCGTTTCCGGATTTGACCCACACGTGTAGGTCATCATCGGCTGTAATCGTGTTGTTATTCAGCGTGAACGTAACGACCGTATTCGCTGCCAGCGCCGCATTATTGAGCGCGATGGCCCCGCAGACCTTGTTCAAGGTTACGGCGGTGGATTTGCTCGTCGCCTGAGTGACTGTTCCGCCGTTACCGTTGGCATAGCCAATGCCGTTCGTGGTAATAACAGCTACATTCTGGCCGAGAATGACCCCCGATCCGCCGCTCGCTCCGACTGTGACGAAATCACTCCCGTTAATGCTGAGCAGTGAAACATCCGAGGTATCTGCCGCATTCCGCCCGTTTATGCTTTTCCCGTTGGGGATTCGGATCGCGGCGATAGAGAAATTGGCTCCATCAAGATCCAGACCGTAATTATGCGTTCCTCCGTTGCACAAGAACGCGGTCGTGGAATTTGAATTATCGAGGAATCCGGCCTCAGCGAATTGAGTTCCGGTGTCTCCGGCGGCGCGTGACACTTGAAATCCGACCGAAGCGCATCGATCGGCGTAATAACCTATGTGCCACAACCCGGTACTGTCGGTATGCTGCGATGAGGCGCGATAGGCAACTGTCGCATTGTTTGGGCCGGCGCTCACGCAATCTACGCCAACCTTCTTCAATGGAGCAGAGGGATCAGTAACAACCGATCCGTTTTGATTCATATCAACTTCAATGCCCCAGGCCGTGGCGTCGTTGACCGCCAGAACTTCTGCGGCGAAATTAGCTCCCCATATCGAGGAGCGCCCATTCGCGGAGTTTACCAGCGTCCAGAGACAAACGTTATCAGGAAGCCCCGGATTGTTGATCCAGCCATCTTCAGTCCCGTCCAGAATCCCAAGCTTCAGGAGCGCCCATCCGGGATCCGATGGCGACGTTGGAATATCGCGCCTGAGCGACAGACCGCCGCGGCTTCGTTGCCACTTGATCTCAAGGTCGAGGAAGTCGGTTAGAGCGCTGTCCGCCTCTGGCGCGGCCCCAAACCATTGCGGAGAAACTTGACCCGTAAATTTGCGAACCCACGCTCCGGAGGCTCCAGTTGGATCCGATGACGGAGCGACGTAGATGGCTTGATCGGAATCTCCCGCGACATCTGCTGAATGATCGGCGCTATCGAATACGAACATTCCCTCACGCCCGGACTCGGTTAGGAGGGCTGACTGTCCGGCGACTGGAAGTTCGATATCCGCCAGCTGCGACCGCGTTGAGGCCGCCGATCCGGACGCCAGCGTGATAGTGTTGAGCCCCATCGGGATGCTGGAGATCGTCTGGTAGAGGGTGGAGGCGTCTGCGGCGTAGACGTTGAGATTGTATTCGCCCGGTTGCACGTAGAATGAGGCGTTGCCGTTGTCGTCCACCTTTGCAGCGTCGGCTATGCCAGAGGCATTGATGATCGGCGTTCCATTGCCGTCGGAATAGAGCGAAACCCCATTCCCGTTCGCGTCCGTCAGCCGGACATAATAACCCGGAAGAGCGTCTCCTTTTTTGTTGGTGATCGCCCCGAAGAAATGGAACATGGGTTACCTCGTTTTTACTGGGTGCCGCCCCCGATGGGAATCGGGTTGAGCCAATTGAGAACGGCCATGACGGTGGCAGTTGCATTGCTGCCGAGGTTGTCGGTGGCGGTGCAGGACAGATGGGCGGTGCCGCTCGTCCCCTGACCACCTGAGACTGTGGCGGTCAGAGTCGCGGTGGCGTTCGTGCTGTTGGTGAGGAAAGCACCGGTAAGGCCGGAGGTTGACGTTATCGACCAACTGTAGGTGAACGGTCCCAGTCCTCCGGTCGGCGTGGCCGTGGCGTTGACGGAGAGTGTTCCGGTGGTTGTCGTTCGACTGGACGCAACAGCTGGGGACGGACTAATCGAAAGGGTGACTGGCTGAACAAAGCTCGCAGTGTCCCGCCAAACGCCGGAGATATAAGCTTTGCCGTTGGTGAGCGTGCGCCATGCTCCGTTGAGGAATGCCTTGCCCGCATTGACTGTCGGCCACGCGCCGTTCAGCCGAACGTTCAATAGAAGAACACCACGTCGCCCTCATTAGGCGATGCAGGAAGAGCTGAGCCGGACGGCAGAAAGCTGATTTTGCCGCCGCCCTGCGCTCCGTTGGCGTTGTAGAAATACCCACCGGCCCCGTTGTGGGTGATTTGCCCGGCGAAAGCGCCGCCGCCGATCGGCATGAGGTTTGAGACATTGATCGCGGCCACGGTATCGGAGAGGGAGCGACCGTCAGCCATCAGCTGACGAATTGCGTCATTGATATTGGGGGCTGCGCACCCCTCGGCGATGCTGAGACCGCCGATTGTCACATTGAGGGACGGCGTGGCGTAATAATCGGAAAAGGCCATGTGGCTCTCCGTTTGTTTTGACAGTGGATTTGGTGTATTCAGTGCCGATGCACGGCGATTGGCTGGCTTTGTTCTTAGGAACCGCTATCGCGACCGCGATTTGCGCGTGGTTGGACTACCGAGAGAAACCTACTGACCCTGCGGAATGAACGGCAGCAACGCCGACGCCCCGAACATGCCACCAGCGTTTCCAGTAGCCGTCAGATACCGCCGATAGGCCGTGTTCCGAGCAATCATGTCGTTAAGAGCGGCTGAGGCCGCAGCCGGGTCTTGATTCAGTAGGATCGGCCCGATTTGCGCCGCCTTTTCCGCATTCATCCGGTTGAACAGCCCGTTTCCGGCCTTGCGAAGTCCGACTTCGGCAACATCGAACGGGACCGAAGCGCCCCCGGTCATAATCCCCTTCATCGCCGCATTTCCAAGTTCTATGTTGTCGAACATCTTGTCGGCCTGAGTTCTGGCTGCCGTCTGCGATCCACCCAGAACTTCATTGCGGGTCGCCGCCATGTCGTTTTCCAGCTGCGCCAATCGCCCGAAATTGGGCGCTCCATTCGGGAAGATTGATGCAACCTTGGCTTGTTGGGCAGGAGAGCCGTAGATCCTCGCCATCGGGTTGGCGGTGAACCGCGTATTGTTCACGGTGTCGGCCATATTAGACGCATAGCCGCGCTGGAAGAACGGGGCATTGGCTTCCGTCTGGTTGTTGAACCCGAGTTGCGCTTGCGTCGGAGTTACGCCGGGGGCTGCCGCGCCATATCCACCCTCTGCCGCGCTCCCATTTGAGATCGCATCGGAATAAACCTGGTTGGCCTTGGCGTAGGCTGGGTTCAGTTCGCCCAGTCTGCCCCTGAAGTTCCCGCGAAGCATGTTGACCGATTGCGTCCACGGATCGTTGAGATTGAGAGCGCCTGTGATTGGGTCGCGCTTGTCCTCCACCAAGCTGTCGAGGCCCATCTTCGTGTAGTGTAGCGTTTTCCAGTTGGGCGAAGCGTTGATGATCGGCTCGCCGCTGGAATCGACGCTGAACGACAGATCGGCGGGACTTTCACCGCGATTGAGCGCGATGCGGTATGCCCTGCGAACGGCCTCTTCGCCGTCTGGCGTGCGAAGAACCTCGTTGAGTCTCGGGTCGTTGGGCGGCTCGGCGCTGAATGCCTGTTCGTAGTGCGGCTGCGCGATTTGTTGCGCCTTTGCTCTGGCCTCCGCGATCATCGTCTTTAGGTCGCCGGGCTGTGCCAGATTGTCGCTGATCCCCTGAAGCGTCCTGTCCGCTTGCCCGAGCGCCCTAGGATTGAGCAGGTTGTTGCCGAGCGCCATCACGTCGGGGTTTTTACGAGCCGCGCTCCCGGCCAATGCCCGCAACTGTGGAGCGGAGTCGGCGAGAGAGTAGGGAAGGTTCAGATTGGCCGCGTCACCCAGGTTCTGCTGGACGCCAGACAGAGCGTCGGCATTGCCGAACACCGGCTTCACGATCGCCGCCTCTCCGCTATTCAGCGCAACCGGCGGACGGTAGCCGAACATTCCCGCAGCTCTGCCGGTTACAGACCGGGCAACTGGAGCGATCAGGAAACGTCCCGCAGCATCGCCAGCGGCGGCTGTTCCGGCTCCCACGGCGGCTCCAACGAACGGGTGATCGGGATTCGACGCGGCCCCATATGTGCCGCCATAAAGCTCGTTTCCGACGAAGCCGCGAACGCCGGGGTTATCAACCAGTCCCCGCGCAACCCTCCCAACGCCCGGCGCATCGGAGAGCGCCAGAGACGCGCCTTTGAGTAGGCGATTGGTGCCCACCGCACCGGCGATGGTGCCAGCCAGATCTCCAGCAAAAGCCGCGCCGGGATGGGCCGTGTTGGCGTATTGCTGATAGAACTGTCCCTTATCGCCAGCCGCGAGGACCGGCAGTCCAGCCGTTGCGGCATTCAGCGCATTGGCCGTGAACACTCCGGGGGACGATCCGGCGACATTGCTGACCATCCGATCGCCCATGCTCATGGGCTTCTGGTTTACGCCAGTGAACAGCGGCTTAGGGTCGGCGGGGTGGACCTTATACCAGTCCACTGCCTTCTGATAACTCGAGGGAGGGGCCGGAACAGAGCCCGTAACCCCCCGCTGCGCGTTGAACTGTTGCCACGCAGCCAAGGCTTGGGAATATGGCACTCCAGACCGCGCGGCCTGTTCCCATACCGCCGCCCCCTGCGGATCGGGTGCTTCGTTGTAGCCGTTCGTTGAAGCGGTTGGCGTTCCAGGTGAACCGGCCACCGGAGTGAATCCCCCGCCAGAAGGAGGACCGCCAATTCCGGGTCCGGAAGGGGGCTGCTGCTTATTGCCAGCAACCCCGATCCCGACGATCCGATTATATTCGTCCGGAGCGATCTTCTGAAGCGCGGCCTTGGCGTCCGGACTGAGGTAATCGAGGACATTGTTGGCCCCGAGCATATCATAGCCGTGCGAGAGGCTGGCGATCTTGCCGGCATAGAGTTTGGCGTCATTCGCCAGAAGTGAGCGCTTCGTGTCGAGAGGGAGGTTCACGCTGTATTGCTGCTCGATCCCCTGTCGTTCTCCGCCAGTCCCAATGCCATACGCCTTGGCCTGCTCGGGGCCATATTTGCCGACCGTTCCCTCATAGGTAGAAACATCTGGACTGTTGCTGTTCCACCAGTTCTGAACCGCATTCACGGCGGTAGAGAGAGGGCTGTCGTGAAACGGCCCGAATTGTTCGTGGCCAGCCACGTTTCCAGCCTGATCGTAAAGCACTCCCGCGTGTGCAAGGGCAGTATTCAGCGCTCCTAGTTGCGAGTTGGGATCGGTGAGGCTTTTGATGAGGGATAGGCGCTCGTCATACTTGCCAGCATCAAATTTGCCATCAGTAGCGTGCTGTGCGGCAAGGGCGGCCTGCATAACGACAGGGTTACGAGATGTGGTGATCGCACCCTTGTAGTTCCCATTAAGCATCGCCTGAGCAAGATCACGAACGCCAGCAGGAAGAGATGCGATGTAGCTTGGACCGGTTTTCGACAGGTCGCCCGGGGGTGTGCCCGTCTTGATATTGAGGTCTGCCTGAGCCGCCCGGACATCAATACCGGATTTGGCGGCTTCATTGCGCGCCTTCGTCACATCATACGGGAGGGTGGCCGACTCCTTGGTGTTCGAGATCGTCTTGCCCGTGAGGTCGGCAGCCGCAGTCGGGGCCTGATACGGCAGGGCCGGAGACGCCAGCGGTGAGGTCGGCTGAGCGTAGCGCTGCCAAGGTCCTGCCATTACATTGTCCCCATGCGCCGCATTGCGTCGGCTGCGTAAGCGTTGGTTTTCGGCCCCCACATTGAGCGATTGGGGCCGCCGTAATAGTAGCGGAAGGCGTCGGGCCAGTTGCCCGTCTTCTGATAGCCTTCCTGAAGATAGGCGTTGCCGAGCGTGCGCTGGTATTGCGCCGCTTCAGGCGTATTCTGTCCCAGCATCTCAGGCCGCCACGGAATGCCTAATTTGGCTGCCATCTCGTGAGCTGTACTCGGAAGCGTCTGCATCAACCCCATCGGCTGTCCGTAGGGCGTCTGCGGTCCCGGAATTCCGGATTGACCCGAACTCTCTTTGTCCTGAACAACGGCGGAAGCCCTAGCGAAAGCCACCCGACGCTTGCGGCGTCGGACCTCCCACAGCTTCCCATGCATTAGGGTCGGCGGGATTGCCGCCCTTGAAGCGATAACCGTCCTGCACCTCACCGACTTGCGGAGGCGTTGGCGCGGCACCTTTGAGCGCTCCGGTGATCTGCGACCGCAGCATCATGCCCTGAGGCGTTACGACGGCAGGATCCAGCTCGTTCTGGACGCGCGTTTGCATCGCCTGCGTCCATTCCGGCGTTCCGGGAATGACGCCGGACTGACGAAGCGCGGTCGCGAAATCTCCGTCCGGGTAGAGCAGCCTCAACTGCGCTTGCTGTTGTGCGAGGGCTAGTTGGCGCTGAAATTCCATGTTCTGGAGATTAGCCTGCGCCTGCATCTCGCCCTGAATGCGCTGGCGTTGCATCATCGGCGCTAGGAACGAGTCAGCGTATTTGGGATACATCCCAGCCAGAAACCCGGCGATTGCGTTTCCGGGGTTGATGGAGACGCCCCCGAACATGCCGCGCCGCTGCGGAAGCTGCGTCTGGATTGAGTTGGGATCGATCGACTGCATCTGTGGCGCAAGCGACGTGTCGCCGATATTTACCGGAAGCATCTGCACAGTCTCCTAAAGCGGGATCGGTGCGAATGAGAACATGTTCGAAGCCGCCCCAAGAAGGCCCGTTCCCCATCCGCCCGGCTGCGTCTGCGTCTGCTTGCCGTAACCACTGTAGAGGCCGCCGATGTTGCCGAGCGATTGGCTGCCGTAATAGGGAAGCTGGCCCGCAACTTGTGCCGTGCCTGTAAGCGACGGATAGCCAGCGAACTGCGCCCCATAGTAGCTCGGCATCATGCCTGCAGCCGCCTGCTGGTTTGCTCTTTCCGACTGGTAATTCTGCATCAGCGGCTGAAGCTCTGCTTGAGTCACGCCCCTTGCGAGGTCGGTCGCGTGATTTCCGCTCCCCGTTCTGCCGTATTGCGAGAAGGTTGAATTGACGGCGTTTCCGGCCTGCTGTCCGGCGAACTGGGCCAATCCTTGAGCGTATGGGTCGGAATTGAGATAGTTACCGCCGAGAACGGAATCCAAGTAATGCGATCCTGCGCCCAATGTGCTTCCAGTATTGCCGATTGCCGTCTGAAGACCCGGAAGCGTCCCGGTAAGGCTGCCCTCGATATTGTTGAGATTGCCCTGGTTGTTCTGGGCAGTCTGAAGGATCTGATTCCCGGCTCCGGTCAGGATTGGCTGCGCCGGTGCCCACGGAGTAGACGAACTCGTGGTCTTAGTTGATTTCTTGCCCAATTCTCACACTCCCCGCGAATAGACCCATGTTTTTGGGTCCGTCTCGCCGACTTTCGCCCACCCAAGAGCGGCTATGCTTTTCAGCCAGCCAGCTCGCCCAATCGCCACCATGCGCTCAGCCCCCGCCTCACGCGCCGCAGCACCCAAAACCTTGTCCAATTCAGAGAGCCATCGGCGGTGATCGCGACCGCCAACCAGCTTAACTTCGACAAATCGTTCGGTCGAAAGCCATGCGGTTGCGACCGCCAGAAGTTCGTCGCCGTCCATGACGGCGCACATCACTTCGTCGGATTCCCAAACGGTGGCGAAATCACCTCTGGCCCTTGCGGGTTCGAGCAATGCCTTCGCTTCTTCCCAACGGCCCCAATTTTCCGGGTCGGGGACAAACCCGACTTCTAGACCGGCGTTATCGACGCCGATCCGTCGATCACCCACCACACATCGGAAGCGAGCTTACCGGCGGCTCGCATCATTCTGTTATTTGTCGAATCCCAGACTTGCTTGCCTGCGAATTTTCCCACTGTGTTTATCGATGCGGTCGCGGAGGCGATGTTGGCCGCCGTGTCCTCGGCAACCGCGTTAGGACCGAGAAGGTAGTTTATCGCCCTTGAGACATTGCGAGGCGTATCTCCGAGCGGAGCCAGCGATGGGTAATTACCGGCCATCGCCAGCCTCAAACTCGACTTCTATCCCTTGCAAGTAAGTCCACACTGCCCCAGCGGGAATGGATAACATGATATCGTTATACCGCCCGTTCGCACGCAGCGGCATTTTGCCGTTGAGCCGCATTTCGGACGTTGAAACTTCTCCCGGTCCGTCTCCCGCCTGCAACTTGGAATTTACGCTTACGGAAGCTGTGGTGGCGTCCGTAATCGCTCGCAGCGATCGGATCCGCGATCGTCTTCCCGGAGTCGGCTCTACATTCTGAAGCATGATCGATGCGGCAAGGTTCGGCCCCGCAAGCATCCCGATCACATTCGATGAATTGGCGACCATCAAAAACGGGTTGCCGCCAGAGTAAATCGGATCGTCCAGACTTCCAGAGATCGCGTCGATGTCTCCCAAATCGTCAATCGACGTATTCGCCGTAAATCCGCTGGCCACCCACTGGACATCGGTTTGAACCACGGCTCCGCGCTTCAGAACCCAATTGTAGACGATGATGCGCCCCGGATTTGCAGGCATTCCCCACATTACAAGACTATTTCTCGGATCGATCGCCGAGACCATGTTGTCTATGTCGGAACGCGAATAGGTGGAAAAGAACCAGCGATTGAACTTCTCGTCGGCGATCGGAACAACATTCTCGCCATCGCACATCTGAAACCCGCGCTCGGCAAGGAAGAAGATAAGCCTTCCGACGTTGGCAACCGACCCCTGCGCCATGCAGCCAATTTCCGAGCTGATGACATCGAATTGAAACACAATATCGAGACCGCCAGCCTCCCCGACATACGTTGCCCGGCGGATCGCTCCTTTCTGGAGGATGATTCCGTATTCACCGCCGACAATGGCCATGATCTTGCCGCCATCGGGCAACGGTTGAGTGTCGGCCTGGTTAACCCCCGCCGTCCATGAGGATGAATCGTCGAACTGCGACCAGCGCACTTCAGTGGTGCTGCCGTCTGCCCCGCCGGCCATCACAAAATCACGCACTGTCGCAACCTCGGTTGCCGTCGGCGCTCCGCTTATCGCAACAGCAGTCCCGGCATTAATGTCAAACGAGGCAAGTTGTGCGCCATTGGCGCAGATGACGTGATCACCGAACTGAGTGAATCGCCAACGTGCGGCCGATGCGCCACTCAGAACTGATGTCCACGCCCCAGCGGCATATTTATAAAGATCAGTTATAGTCCCAGCCAGAAGGCACGTGGTTCCGATAGACGAAACGAAAGCCGCAATGCCCTTTGTAGCCGATGGGAGCGCCGCCGTGATGGCAGAGAACCCTTTGACCGGCATATAGCCGTTGGCAATCGGAAGAAGGTTGGAAACAGACGAGACGCCGCCGGGAAGGTCAGGCAGCCAGTCCCCGAACGGAAACGCTTTTAGCATCGCGCGCCTGAGACTTGAACGACTGTATTAGGAACCAGTGGCCCGGCCCCGAACCGGTCATTTCTCGCCGTCTTATTAATGCGGCTTATGACTTGGGTGAGCATCCCCTGCCACTGTCCGGCGCGGGTCGCGTTATCGAGGTAGATTTCCGCATTGAACAGTGTCGCATAAAGGTAGGCGTCGGGATGCTTCTCGAGCAGCCAGTTCGACGGAGAGGCGTCTGACAATGCCTCTATTCTGGCAAAATATGTCATTGTCAGTGTCGTGATGGAGGA